TATGCTGGAACAAGTAAATCAAATAAGTCTTTTAACGGCGAAAAATAATGGCTGAAGAAAAATCACTTGCGGATGTTGCGGATAAAATTTCTGCTGGTAATATGCAGATAGATCTTATGGCAAAATCTTTAGATGATATCAAAATGGAATCCAGTACTGGAGAAATTGCTGTAAAACAAATAAAAGATTTGATGGAAAAGCAATCTAGTATGACCGCAAAGGAACAGCGAGCCAGCAGAAAACAAATAGACGCCATTGCAAAGATGATTCAAGACTCTTCCGAAATAGGTGATTCCGACAAACAAAAATTTCGTATGATTCTCCAACAACATGACGAAAGAATAAAATCAGATTCTTCGTTGATGGGTCAAGTGGGAGATCAGATAAGTGAAAGACTGGTTCAAAGTGTAACAAATATCGGCGCAGTTGTTGGCGGTGTTGTGTCTGATAGCCCACTCCTTGCACTGGGAGTGAAGTTCTTAGGTGACAGTGTAGTAAAAGGTGTCCGAACATTCAAAGCATTTAGAAAAAAGAATAAAGAGGAAAAACAATTAAGAAAAAGACAACAACAGTTGTTTAAGGAACAAGAAAGGATAGATTCTGAAGAAAGAAGAGTCTTGCGAGAACAATTGACAGAAAAAGATTTACAAAATAAATTAAATCTTACTGAAGAAGATATCCAAAGAAAAGCAGAAGAATCAAATCGGTCAAGAGAAGATATTATCAATGAAGAAAAAGATAAAATCATCGAACAATCGAAAATTTCAAAACAAATAAAAGACAATGAAAAGGCAGAGGCTAAAAGAATAAGTGAACTGAAGGATAATGCCGGGCTGATAACTGCTGCTGACGAAGAAAAAGAAAAAGCCGAGAAAGAAAAAGCAAAGGCAGAAAAAGAGAAAGAAAAAGCAGAAGCAAGTCAGATTACTGGAGAGGCAGGAGAAAGAATAGAATCAAGTTTAGTTTCTAGAGTAACAGAAGGGGGAGATAGTGATACTACTACTTCCACAAATACAATAAGAGAAGTTGGTTTAGATTTTCCAGAGGTTGTTCCTGTCAGTTCACCTTTCTTACAAGAAATCAGAGATCTACTAGAATTTTTGAGTTCTCAACAATCTCAAGGAGAACTTGATGCGATTGAATCCGAAAGAGAAAAGAGAAGATCTGATCAAGCAAATCTGAGAGTAGAAAGAAATCAAAGTTCTCTTCTAGAAGATTCTATAGAAACCGCAGAAGAGGCAAGAGAAGAAAATAAAGGAGTATTTGAATCTATTGCTGGAGGTTTGGGAATGTTCAAGGGAGTTCTAAGATTCTTGACAACTATTCCTAAAGTTCTTGGAATGTTATTCAGTCCAATCGCACTAAAAATAATGGCAGTTGGTGCTGGAATTGCAGCTGTTGTGGCATTCATAAGTTCAGATCTCCCACAAAAGATCGGAGAGTTTGTTGCTGCAATTCCAGAAAAAATAAGCGAGGCGATGAATTCTGTTTTCGATTCAATAAAAAGTTTTTTTGTTGGTCTTATAAAACCAGTAGCAGATTTTTTGGGGATTGATTTGGGCGATAGTGACGAAACTGAGGCACCACAAAGAACTGGGGGAAGGGGCAGGAATGGATCTCAACTAGAAAGAAGAAGACAAAATGCAGAGTCTAACCCAAATATAACTACTGCAAATCAGGAAACGATTATTAACGAGTCGGTGACAACTTTACCTCCGACAGAGATGTCATCAGCATCGAATAATGTAGTAGTTCTTGACGAAAGAAGAAGATCTGGGAGAAGGGGAAGAGGATCCAGAAGAGGTATGCTCGGACTAGAGTCTCCTAATATAGAATCTGCAGAAACTGAAAATGTATCAGTAATACCCACAGAACTCGCTCAGGGAACACAGAGTCCTTCTCAGAGTGTTGCAGTCACGGAGGGTGTAGTTATCCCTGCTGGAGAATCTACACCTCTAGAACAGGTTTCTGGTGCGCCTACGCAAGAACTTGGAAATATATCATCTCCTATGGCTGGAGTAAGAAGTTCTGCTGCAAATGTCATGAAAGAAAGTGCGATAGAGAAGAGTGCAGCGACCAATATCAGTCCTATACTCAACAACCTATCAAATGTAACCAACAATAATGTATCAAATTCAAGCAGTACTGTAATTCCAACAAAGGCATACAATACTGAAAATAGTTTTAATAAAATCAACTCAGCACTATCCGGTGCAGTATAAGGAGAATCTTATGTTACAATTAGAATATCTAAAAGCAAAACTGAAAGAGAAAGTAGGAGAAGCTTCTACATGGGATGGGGCGGTACTAATCGCTGGTGGCGTTGCGGTATTATTTGTTAAATCTATCGTTGCGTACATTGCATACGCAGCGATTTTATATGGTGCTTATAAGATTTATAAGAAAGGATAAGAAGTGGGGCGAGTTTCCTCGCCCCTGAGAGATATTAATCCTCGTTTGCTAACTTCTCAAAGTAAGACAACGCATCATCTTCATCATCTTCCACAGTTGCAACTCTTTCCTTTGCAGGAGCAGGAGCTGGAGTTTCGACAGCGAATGGAACTTCCATCGTGTCTTCAACCATATCCTCTGCAGCAGTCCTAGTTACAGATACAGTACCAAGAACTCTATCAAGACGTTCCTTTAACTGTTCATAAGTCTTGAATGAATCTGGAGAAACAAACTCTTGCAAAGAATACTCTTTGTCAAAGACTGCCTCTAACTCATCGTCATCATCAGACAATGCACTAACAGAATCAAACTCAGACTTGTCATAGTTGATATAACCGTCTACAGTTCGAATCTTCAACTTGAAGTTCGCACCTTCCCACAAATCAAATGGGTTGATTGGCTCTTCATCTTCAAATGCTGGTTGCATGATATCAGAGATCTTATCAAAGATCTTCTTACCAAACTGGTATAAGAATACCTTACCTTCATTTTCGGGATGAGCTGGATCACTCACCACATAGATGTTGGAATAATACTTCAACTTACGCTTGCGTTCTCTCGCAAGGTTTTGGTTTTCCGTAGTTCCAGTGTTCCACAATTCAGTGTTTGCTTCACTGACAGGGCACTTCTTACCCAAGGTTGTCAAAGAGTTCTCAATGAACCAACCACCGGGCCCCTTGAACCCATGAGTAAAGACGCGAACCCAAGGCAAATCTTCATCCGCAGGAGGCGGTAAGAATCGGATCACAGCATAACCATTTCCGGTTTTGTCTGTAGTTGGCTTCCAGAAACGATCATCTCTATTGGAAGAAGTTTGTTGGGGGGATTGGATCTTCTCTAACTCAGCAGTGAGTTTGCTGAAGTCCTTACCCTTTTTGAGTTTTGCGAATGCATTCGACATAGTATTTCCTTATATTCGTAGTATTTTTCGTATTGTCAATATCATCATTATGATATTGCGTAGTATCATACCAAAGAGACTTTGGTTTGTCAACTACTAATTATCCCTACTTGCTTCCGCAAGTTGAAGAGATTCTTGTGTGAAACCCCGATTGGAAATTAACTCGTTTCGGAATTTTTGCTTTAATTTTGGTTTATTCGCTGTAAAGTATTTGTCTAAAACCTCATCTTTAGTGAGGCTCTTCATATAATAATGTTTTATTGTTTTCTTTTTTGTTTGTCGATTTATATTCATTACACTTTTTTGATATTTCACTGGCATAATATAATTTCTCCTTAAGTTTCGTTATCATCCTTCAGAGTTTCGTTGAGTTCCCTTCGACGTTTCTCTGTTCTATCAAGTCTCTGCCATCCGCCAGAGGTTTTCATTAACACATTTTCTGCATCATCAAAATTTGGAAGATCCACTGGGCCTTCTGCTGCTAGTTTTGCGTTCTTAACTGCAACCAGATTCATATTCGCAGCAATCAACAGAAGTACCGCAAGAGGATCGAATACAAATACAATAAGAAGTATAATCCATTTGACTGCGTTCTCTAATGCTTCTTCTGATGCATTATTTCCTATCACAAGTTCTGCGATATACTTAATCGGCCCGACTTCTGCTTCCAGTTG